ACCAGGAGGTCACCAAATATTTGGTCAGCTCCATCATGTGCCGCTGCCTTTTCTTCGCCTTCAATATACAAAATATCAAAGTCTAAGACAGCACCGTCAACTCCTTCTTCTTCCCTAAACTTAACGGTATCATACTGGAAGACGACTCCCTCTAAATCGCCTTCCAATATTTTGATTGACCAATGCTCGTCGTGATAGGCTTCTTCGTCCATAACGAGATCATATTTAACTGGCATCAGTCACTTCCTCTTCAACAACTTCATCAATACCGACTTGCCCATACTTGAATTCTTTTGCCGCAGCCTCTTCAAGTTTTGCCATAATTTCGTCGGTGAAGTATTCCTTAGGATTAGCATTGATTGCTTTACCGAATACTTTACGACCATCAGGCAATTCATATCGAGTCGACACTTTCTTGATGATGTCATACTTTTCAGCAAGGTCAAGTAGACCATAGTACCGATCAAGTCCACTATCATATGAAAGTTTCACTTCAATCTTTTTCTGTTCTTTAGTGAAACGAGACTTATGCATAGTGACTTTGATAATATTACCGATCACATCAGTACCATCTTTATCTTTCTTCTTACCAAGCATAGCGATCGAAGAGGCAGCATATTTAAGACCACTACCGCCAGATATTTCCTTGGTAGGAATATAAGCACCGACCACATCATACACGTGATTAGTAACAAGCAAAGGCACGTTGGCTTTAGCCAGCTTCAGAGAAAGAACTCGGAAAGTTCCGCGAAGCAACTGCGCTTTAGTCATATCCCGCTTGTCAGTACCTGATTCAGTATCAGCCAACTCTTTGTTAGAAGATAACATACCAAGCGAATCAAGTACCATCATCATAGGAGGAGCATCCTTACCTTGATCAATATATGATGTCAAGATACGTGTAGCATTAGTTCGGAACTCCTCGATAGAAGATGGCTCAGAAATAACCACACGCTTTGTATCAATACCTCGATCCTCCATCATCTGCTTAGTTACCGCAGCTTCAGTGTCAAAGTAAATGACGCCACCGTCTTTGTTATCTTCTAGGAACTGTTTGAGTACACCCAAAACAAAGAACGTCTTACCAGTAGCAGACTCACCCGCAAACGCAGTGATCTTATTATTAGGAACACCACCATAAATGCTACCAGAAATAGCAGCGTTCAAAATATACGAACCAGTGTCAATAGAACCTGAAAACTCAGAACTATTACCACCATCAGAAAGAAGGGATGTATTATCAATACCCTTCACCATATCAGTTAAAAAACTCATTTAAAATTTTCCTCTCTCGGTTTTTCAATCCAAACATTTGTCGCGAATGTTCTTCGCAACCCACTTGTAATAGGGACAACTCTGTGGTACTTCGCAGAATCAAATATAATTAGGCGATTGGGAACTGGCTGTATCCTCTCAAAATCACCTTCTCGATCGATCTCCAGAAACCCGCCATCAGGGATTTCTTTATGCGCATAATATACAGATCCGATATATGGCGTCTTGAGTTCTCCGTTGCCGCCACTATATAGATGTTCATCTTTATCATAGTGCCAAGGCAAATCCTCTTTCGCACCGCCAGTCACCATAGCATTAGACCAATACTCGACGCCATCAAACTTTTCAGGCATTATCCCAAATTTAGAGATCTCGCCCCATATGTGAACAGACATTTGTTGCCAAACGTCTTTCGCAGCTTCATCCCTGCCGAGCCAACTATAAGGCAAGGATTCTTGCCACAAAGAATCGTCAGTTATAGTCTCAAGGGCGAGACTATCTTTAGGTAAAAAATCATCAATAATAATCATAAAATGTTTCTCAAAAGTTTACTTCTATATTATACTCTAAATGTGACAAAAAGTAAACTTTTATCAACCTTTGTATATCCCATCAATCATATCGCTGAACGATTCCAACTTGTCAAGTCGGTTTGGCCAATATATGTAGTCCTTCTCTGGATTCTTTGCCAGATTGTTGAGTAGAGGTTTGTAGGCATTGTACAATGCGTTACACTTTTCTTCCCAACTGGTTGCGGTTGCGGTTGCAGTCTCGGCAGCTGTGCTTGCCTTTTGTACAACGTCAAGTTCCCCTTCGTCCATGGCTGTGAAGCCAAAATCAAAATCAGTCATTTTCTTCTCCTATCCAAAAAAACTTTCTAGGGTGGATTTCTTCTCGAAACTCCAGTCAACGGAATCTAGGATTGCGCGCAGTGGGTCGAGAAATGCTTTTTCAAATTGTCGATCATAGTCAATATATGAACTGATGTTAAACTCTTTCGGTAGAGTACTCATCACGCTCAAAATATTTTGAGTTGACGGATTAGGCATTTTAAGATAACAGAATTTAATCTTCTCGCCATCTTTGATAACCTCATATTTCTTGGTCAACTTATTTTCGCGTAGCATATGATTAAATGCCAAACTTCCGCGAACGTGTATCGGGCAACCTTTCGGGATAGATAGCCCACTTGCGTTTTTATCTTCATACTTACCCAGATCAGAAACAGACCTAGGAAACGCGATTTCCTCAAAAGGTAGTTGTTCAAACTCTTTCCTAAAATCAGCAATATATTCCTGTACGGATTCTTCATCACTGTTCATGATTAATGATATTGCCTTCTTTAACGCATCCCTACAAGATTGAGGAGTCGAGGATTTAACCGTCTCGATTCCCATCATTTTGAGTTTAGGTTCAGCAAAGCGCACACCTTCATTATCATACACATTCAGCATATAACGCTTCTTGGCTGTCCAGATACCTTTGTCGGCAATTGCTTCTCGCTTCATAACCATCTTCTGCGAGTATGCGTTCATTAGTCCCCGAAGTTCTTCGTAACTTTTATCAATAAAAGGTTCCAGCTTCTCAGTTGCAACTTTGTCCAGGAAATTTGTGATTTTGACAGGGTCACTTCCCTCAGCAAAGCATTTGCGTACAAGCGCGTCAAAACTAATGTAAACTGAATCTGTATCCGATGCAACAACATAATCAGCTTCTTGTGTTTCAAGTAACTTATTAAGGTATTCATTCAACCTCCTTTCGATCCACTTAATCGACAGCTGGCCAGATAATGTAATAGCCTCAGCTTTTCGGACGTCAAAATACCTGAAGTATTGATTGCCGACCGCACCATAAGCTGAGTTCAACTGCACCTTCTTTGCCAGCTGCATATTTTTGAACTTACTAATATCTTTAATAACCTGCTTTTTTCGCTCTAGCAGTTCTTCTTTACTGAGGGAATCCATTAAATAATGATTCCGCTAGTGGCTTGTCTGTATGCCTTTTCAATATCATCATTACTTTCTGTCATAAAGACCAAACCGCCACTGTAAAACAAAACCTCTTTCGGATTCATTTTACCAGTAGCACAAACGCCATGAGCAAAGCCCATACCCTGTTCACCATGAACCAACATTCGGGGATCTTCAACCTTAATCCCAGAAGGCGATTCATCAGAGAATTTACCAACGAACTCGCCAGTCAGTGTTACCAATGATACGACAGTACCTTTTTTCATAATGCATTCAACCTTTTATTTATTTCTTCAAGTTCTGATTCAGCTTCAAGCATCTTTCGCTTGTAACCCTTTCTTTCATTATACATCAACTCCATCATTTCTGGCAAGAACCCTTGCTTTTCTTTGCTGAAGTAATGACCATTAGCAGCCATACACATATCATCAGAGGTCTCAACCTTTCGGTTGATAATATCTTCAATACCGATATCTTGGTATTCGCCTTCTACGAAGGTCTCTGGTGAAATATTATACTGCATAATCAAGTGGGGATATAGTGAGTTAAGGTCATATGACACCACCCAGTCATAACTACCTGGTTGTGGTTCTTTTACATATGCACCAGCATATTGGTCATTCTTCTCACTACGTTCTAACAATGGAAGAACAATGTTTCTATCACGAAGATAGTTATAGAT